ACTTGGCAGGGCTGATCTTGGCATGCTTACACAGCTAGGTGATATTGGTCGAAATCTACAGTCACAACAGCTTGAGGCTCAAAGACAAAATCAATTAGCAGCGGCACAAGAGCCATTTACACGCCTTGAAATGGGACAGTCTTTGTTAAAAGGTATGCCTAGTGCTGGTTTATCGTCTACATTTAAATCAGCCACAACTCCGGCAACTAATCCTTTCTTGGCAGGTGTGGGGGCATATACTGCCTTGCAGGGCATTAAGCCAACTGGCAGTAAATAGGAGAGCTTAGATGGCTATTGGAGATCCGAGTCTAAACGCTGGAATAGGTGTCTACGATCCAAATAAAAACTACTTTGCAAAGCCAGCACCGCGAGGCGGAGGGTTGCTTGGTTCTGGCGAGTTAGATATTCAGACGGTCCCCGGTCAAAGTAAAATGGATGCTCTAAATGCTTTGCGTGAAAGATTAGGCATGCAGGCGTTATCTGACGATTCTGCTCCTGCTTTTTCTATAGCTCCTACAGGCATGACAAAGGGTCAGGCAAAACAACAACAACAAGTTGTTGGTGAATATGACATTGGTAGAAAATTAGCTGCGTTGAACAGACCAAACACAATGACGCAAATTACCTCTGCGTTGCAAGATGATCCCGGCAATATTTTTCTTGATGGTCAATCTGTGTTTACAACTGGAGATTTTGACATAACTGCTTCTCCTCTTGACATTGAGACATATGGATCATCAGTTCAAAAAGAACCTACAGATTACGAAATTGAAGCGAGAATTGAGCGCGAAGAACGTGGTGATTTTGGCGATGATGGTTTAATTAAAAACATATCCACTTCTGACTCAAGAAGAGCGGATGAGTCTGAGGCAGAGTTTAATGCCAGAATTGAACGCGAAGAGCGTGGAATATTTGACGAAGATACATCAGGGGCAGGCTCGGGGGCAGGCTCGGGGTCAGGATCGGGGTCAGGGGCTAGTAGTCAGAAAAGCAAATCAGGCTCTGGAACTATGGACTTAATGAAGTCTGCTTTAGACTCTTACAACGATGCAATAGGTCGCGCTCCATCTGGTGCAAAATCAATGGCAGAGTATAAAAAAGAATTTTCAGAAGCTACAGGCATTGATATTTCTGGTGATCCAGATAACAAAGCCGCTCTTACGGCGTTTGGCTTGGCTCTCATGCAGAATAAAGCTGGCAGAGGTTTTAATGTTGGAAATATGTTAAGTGCAGTTGGAGCAGCAGGCGAAAAAGCGTTACCTCTTATGGCTGAAGCCAGAAAAGAAGCTCGTGAAGGAAAGATTGCTGCGGGTAGATATGCTCTTAGTGAAGCAAAAGCTGCTGATGCGGCTCGTCAAAAGTTTTTAGTTGATCAATCTAATTATCTTCAAACTCGTCAAGATAAAATCTTAGATTATATGCAATCTCGTAGAGATACGTTAACTGATGACGCTTCAAAAAGAAAACATGATTTTGAATTAGAAGCCGTAAAACATGGATTTGCGTTGAGAAAACAAGAAATTAAAGATCAAATGGAAGCCGCAAAAAATGACAAATATGATAAGATTGAAACTTATCAACTTTTACCTAACATCACCGCTTTAAAAATTCAAAGAGGATTTGATGGGAAAAAACCTGTTTATGCGGACCCTAGCACAACTGGAATGCAGGTTTCTGAAACTTATAAAGATGTGCAATTAAAACTCTCAATGGTAGACGATTTGGAAAATATTTTGACTGGTTTAGCTAATGAAGGAGATCAAGCTTTTGGTGGTCAAGTGGGAAAAATAATATTTGATAGGGTTAATAAGTATTCCAAACTTATCGGTGGTCCTTACGCAAAAGTATTTAATGAAAGAGGTCTTACCGCTGAATCTGAAGCGCAAGTTTTAGTTGACGCTTTTGTGCAAGCAAACAAAAGATTTATTTCACAAGAAACAGGAAATGGAGTTTCTGACGGTGATAAAAAAGACATAAGAACTGTTACTGGAGACATAGTTATAGGCGAGGATTTAGATAAAAATTTAGCTCGTCTTGATCGAGTTAGAGACTTATTCAGTAAGAACAAGTCGCTTTTAGAGGGTGAAATTATTAGACTTGGTGATAGAACAGAGTTTTCTAGTGATGATTCTTATGAAAAAACTCAAAAAATAATAGCTGACATATTAGACCCAGTAGATATATTAAGTTCCACATCTTTTGATGTTAGGAGTTAAAAATGGGTGAATTAATTGTTAACACCCCATCTGGCGATTTAACATTTACAATCGCTGGCGATCAGCCAACTGTAAGTGAATCAATAAAAATAAAAAACATTTTGCAACGACAAAAACGTGGCAACTCTCGTGTAAAAAGAATTAGGCGTGGTGCATCAGATTTAGAAACCGAACAATTGTTCGATACTAAATCAGGCATTCAAAATGCAACTCTTCGTGCTGCTCTTTCTGGTGCAGAAACGGCAAATGAAGAAGAAAAACAATTACAAGAATTGTACGGTCTTGGCGAAGGCGATTACACTCGTGACAAACGAGGGCGGCTTGCTATTACAAAGCAGGGCGGATCAAAGCTCGGTATGGATCTTCAAAAAGACACCCTTATTGATGAAGAAGGTTTTTCTCGTTATGACTTTGCTGACCTCGCTGGCATAGTTCCAGAGGTTGGTGGTGGTATAGCGGGGGCTATCGCAGGTCTTCCTCTCGGACCTCTTGGCATTATTGGTGGTTCTGTCCTTGGAGCTATGGGCGGCGCAGCAGCAGAAGAGGGTGTGGAAGGTTTAGCTGGAGTTTCAACGCAATCTGCTGGAGAGATTGCTAAAGATATAGCTATAGAAGGAGGTATTACACTTGCTGGTGAAGTTACCTTTGGATTAGCCGGGGCTTTGTTCCGCGCTGGAAGAAAAGGATTGTCTGTAAAGCAACTACCAGATGAAGAGTTAACTGCTGCTGGTGAAGCTCTTACATACAAAATAAAAGATCCTACCACTGGAGAGATGATAGACGCTCCAATAACCCCCGAGCTTGGCGCTTTAGGGACTCCCTCTATTATAGCTAGACAGTCAAAAATTATGGAGAAAGTGATTGGATCTTCTGATCGTTTAAAAAATAATTATGACAATATGCAAAAAATCCTAGAAGATTTCCGCACCAGAGCCTCTGGCCTTAGAGGGATTGATAGTGAAGAGGCTGGCGAACAAATTCTGGACTCTGTATTTAGAGCAAGACAGGGCTTGGAAGCTACTGAAAAAGCTGCCAGAGAAGCTGTGGTAAAAACGCTTGTTGGCACTACTGATCAGTTTATGGACGCTGCCATGAAGGGCGCAGATGTAGATGAGGCTGCGTTCAAAATACTTACTGACACAAGCAAGGCTTTTGACTCTGTATCAGCATCTAAATTTTCTGACATAGAAGGCCTTGTGGGTAGTGCAATAGGATCAAAAGAATTTATTAATACGGAAAAACTTTTAGAAATTTCTAAAAGGCTTGAAAGAGAAAATGCAGGGTCGATTGCTGCTGCTAGGTCAACATCTGAAGGCCGCAGAGAAAGTGCTGCTGCTGATTATGCTGCTATTATTGACGGTATTAAAGGTATCGGAGCTTATAAACGTGGAGGAAACAGGACTGGATTTCTCCAACTTTATAACTTACGCAAGACTTTAAATGATGGGAAGATGGCAACTGGTTCCACTAGCGGAATGAGAGAGTTACAAAAAACTATTGATGAAATAGACAGTTTGCTTGACCCTAAAGTTCTTGAAGCTCAAGCCTTGCAAGTGTCTAAAGGAACTCTTGGCCCAGAAGGGTTGGAGCAGTTACAAAGAGCATCTAGGGGTCTTTCTGAAGCTCGTGGTTTCTTTAAAAGAGGGCAAACAGCAATTGACAATTTGCAAGACGCAATACGAATTAAAGACCTTCAGAAAATGGCAAGAGACGGCACTATCCCACCAAACCTAGACTTTATGACAGCTTTGGTAAAGAATGGGAAACCTCAATCTCTCATAAGAGCTATTGATGTAGTAAAAGATTTTGGCAGCAAAGAACAATCCGAACAATTGCGGGGTTTATTAGCGACTCGTTGGCTTGAAACAGCCATGCAAAAAACTCTTCCTGACGGTGCTGAAGCAGGAATGTTCTCAGGAAAGGCTTTTGCTAAATCAATTACTGATCTTGGTAAAACTGCTGATACATTGTTTGGCTCTAATGTCGGTCAAATACGAGCGTTAGCTAAACAGATAGAAAAGTCATCTTCTTCAAACATGAGTGAAGATGCCATATTAAGAGCCGTGCAAGAAGGTGGAGGAACGCAAGGCGGAATAGCTGGCGTTCTCCGCTCTGTTAAAACTGCTCAAGATGATTTAAATAATTTTGTCAATGACAGAACATTGAAGATGTTAGATAATGGGACTCTTGCAGGGAGGCCCATACAGGCGGCGGAATATATAGCGTCACCTACTGCACAGCCTCAAGTCATTAGCTCTGTAATAGATTTGTTCCAAAAGCAAGGTGACACAGAAGCCCTAGATCAAATTCGCTCATATTATATGAACAATGTTTTGCGTGACTTTGGTGGAGATACTTTTGTTGATGGAAATTCTATTAAAGCTTTTTCTAAAAACTTTAATGATGCTGCATCTGGTGGAAAGTTTAGAAAAATATTTGGCGAAGAAATGGGAAAGGACATGGAGAAGTTTGGTCGTGTTCTTGCGATCAACGCCAAAACAACACAAGGCGGTGATCTTGTAGCTGCAAACATTGCTGCAAGCCCGTTAAACAATCTTGGCAAAATTGCGAAGTATGGACTGTTTACTAGATTTCTCACTTCTGCTCCTTACTACAAGCAAGTGTTAAACCAATATGAGGCCACGATCAAAGGTGTTCCCCCGAAGAAGAGAGCGGAAATTTTAGGGAGGATTATTACACAATTGATGACACAGCTTCCCGGGCAGTTAGCTCAAGAGGGTTATAATACAGCTTCAAGTCAACTAGAAGCTGTTGTTAATAATTCTGGTCTTGGGCAACAGCTATCACAGATACAAGGCACCATGAACTCTCCCTTATCTTCATCAGGTATTGGTCAAGTAAATGTCGCGCAACCATTAGCTCCAAATACTCAGGCAATGGGCGGAAAACAACCAAACATAAGACAGCAGGCAGCAGCAAACCCCGGCGTAGCTCAAGCCTTGGGCATTAGAGGCCCAACGGCAGGTCTGTTAGGAACAGGGAACCCATAAAATGAACAAAGATGTATTACGCGAAGAAATAGCCGCTGACGAGGGCTGTAAGTATGAGGTGTATTTAGACCACCTTGGCTTACCCACTTGCGGCATAGGACATTTGATAACTGAAAATGACGAAGAACACGGCAAACCCGTGGGTACGGTGGTTGAACAAGAGCGTGTTAAGAAATTGTTCGCATTGGATATGTCCGTAACCATTGACGAGTGCAAAGTATTGTACCCTGACTTTGATGACTTACCCGAAGAGGCACAGCATATAATTTGCAATATGATGTTTAATATGGGCCGTCCGCGTCTCTCCAAATTCAAGGGTATGAAGGCTGGTGTGGACGCTAGAGACTGGGACAAGGCCGCAGACGAAATGGTTGACTCGCGTTGGTATACGCAAGTCCCAAACCGGGCTAGGCGTTTGGTGGATCGCATGAGGGCGATGGCTGATTAACGGTTTTGCCGTTTGATATTTGTAATCCACACACGTTGCAAATTGTTATATCTTTACTATAGT